AATCACTAGTCTCGCCTCTGGCGATCTATTAAAATATAATGGAAGTGAGTGGGTTAATTTTACTCACAGTTTCTTAACTACTTCTTCTGAATTATCTGATCTTAATGATGTAGGTAATTTAAGTCCTAGTAATAATGATATTTTAATATATAATACCTCAAGTGGTTTATGGATCGCTGATTCTTATCCTACTTTTACAGAGGCTGACACTCTTGCTACGGTAACTGGAAGAGGTAACACAACTACAAATAGTATATCTGTTGGCGATATAACATCTACTGAGATTAATGTTCCTAGATTAGAATACAACGGTAAGGTTACTATTGCTTCCGCACACCAACCAAGTCAAGGAGATCCAACATATACCTTTCTTGCTTTTAATTTTGGAAGCACAGACGTTGTAACAATTGACGAAGATGGCTACATAACTAGTGCTGGATTTAAAGTTAGTGGTTCGTCAGGTTTTTTGAAGGCGGATGGTACGATTGACACAAACACCTACCTTACTTCATATACTGAATCACAAGACCTTGATGATGTAACCGATCTTGGAGCAAGTACAACAAATACCATTACTGTTGGAGGTGTTGTTTCACCTGAATATAGTTCTACTGCTGATATAGAAATAATTGCAGACACTCCTGGTAACATTCAACCAACCTCTGGAAATCCCGTTGACCTTATATCATTTATTTGGAACACAACAACATTAGGTGTTATTGACACAGACAGCAATATAACACTTAATGGATTTAAGACCCCTTCGGGGACTTCTGCTGGGTTTTTAAAGGCTGATGGTAGTGTTGATACCACAGCATATCTTTCAAGTGCGCCACAAAGAGATTTAGATAGTTTATCTGATGTTTCAATATCAAATCCTCAAGCTGATGATTTAATTGTTTATGATAATGTCTCTGGAGAGTGGGTTAATAGTTCTTTATCTTTTGCTACAACCTCTTATGTTGATACAGCAGTATCAAACCTTGTATCTTCAGCTCCTAGTACATTAGACACACTTAATGAATTAGCTGCGGCTTTAGGAGATGATGCTAACTTCTCAACTACTGTTACAACCAGTATTGCCACTAAGCTTCCATTAGCAGGTGGTACATTGACAGGTAATTTATTACTTGATGATGGTGTCAGAGCAGGGTTTGGTGATGATAGTGATTTAAGAATTTATCACGATGGTACAAATAGTTATATTTCTAATTACCTAGGTCATCTTTATATTGAAAATGCTGCTAATGATAAAGACATTTATTTCCGAAGTGATGACGGCTCGGGTGGTGTTGCTACATATTTTTATTTAGATGGAAGTCTTGTTGATGGTTCATCAATATTAGGTGCTACTAGGTTTCCTGATAAGTCTAAAATATATTTAGGTACAGGTGGTGATATGGCTTTATACCACGATGGTTCAAACTCTTTTATAAATAATGGAACTGGTAATATTACTATTGAAAACAGTCAAAATGATGGTGACATTATCTTTAGAAGTGATAATGGATCAGGAGGTACTGCAACATATTTCTTTATAGATGGAGGTAATGAAGCCACAAGGTTTTATAAAGACACTTGGCATAGCGACAGTAAAAAAGCTTTGTTTGGTAATGGGAAAGATCTTGAGATTTATCACGATGGAAACCATAGTTACATAAAAGATTCAGGTACTGGAAGTCTTTATATACAAGGCTCAGCAAGTGTTCAAATAGAAAGTGCAACAGGCGAAAATATGGCAGTATTTACTGCTAACGGAGCTGCTGAGCTTTATCATAACAATTCAAAAAAGTTTGAAACTACAAGCACGGGTGTTGAAGTTACGGGTAACATTGTAAGTGAAACAACTTCTGGTAATTCAGGTATAAAAGTTATTACAGCAAATACAGCAGAAGGGTTTTTAATTTTTGGAGATGCTCAAGACAACTCAATGGGTGGGATGGCTTATAATAATAGCACAAACACTCTTTCTATTGATGCTAATAACGCTGAAAGAATAACTATAAATTCTTCTGGTAACGTAGGAATTGGAGAAACCAGTGTTGACGCAAGGCTACACATTACAACAAGCACCGCTGGTTTAGTAAATCAAAAGTTTGAAAGTGCTGGTTCAGCAGCTTGGAGACTTGGTATACCTGCTGGTCAAACTTATTTTGCTTTTGATAATGCTAATGATAATTTATCATCACCTAAGCTTATTATCAACAGCTCAGGTTTCGTTGGTATTGGAACTACTTCTCCTGCTGGCTTTCTTGAAATTAATGGAGGAACTGGAGTTGCAACGTCAGGTGGTACTTTAATTGTTAGACAAGATGGAGATTCAAGCAATGATGGTATCGCTTTAACAAGTTCTCAAGCTACATCTCATAGAATATGGAAAGATGTTAATGGAAAACTAAACATTGGCCCAAGCACATTACCAAGTTCTTTTGTACAAGATTTATCAGGCAACGTAGGAATTGGGACTACGAATCCTAGTGCTAAACTTCACGTTTCTGGCAAAGGTTTGTTTAACGCGGGTAATATAGGTTCTAACCTCAATGATGCAAAATATCATTTAGAAGTAGCAGGAGCTAGGCATCATTTAGACTTTAAAGAAGTGCGAACGGCACAGGGTGTTACTGATTGGAAGAACACTACGTTTAAGCTTCAGATGCGTGTTGATTCAACAAATCACCAATCTATTGATTTTGTAAGCGACTCTAGTTATGCAGAGCATATTGACATATATACAGGAAATCAACTTTTTAATACTAGGTTTGATGCTAATGGTAACGTTGGAATTGGGACGACAAATCCAGTAACAACTTATGGTGGTAAAGGCTTAGTTATTGAAAATAACGATACTGCTGGTATAATGCTTAATGACACAACAGGTGCTAAATTTAATATATCAGCTAGAAGTGGTGATGTTCTTTTATATGCAAATACAAACACTCCGATTAGAATTGCAACTAATAATACGGAAAGAATCCGTATTGAAGCTGGTGGAAACGTAGGAATAGGAACGACCAACCCGCTTGGCACGCTTAATGTAAATAAAGAAAACGCAGAAAGTGTTGTTTTAATATCAAGAGGCGGCAGTAACCCAACTACTTCTACCGACATAGGTAAAATCAAATTTTCTGCTGACTATAGCGGGCAGCCAACAGAATATGGAAATATAAAAGTTTATGCAAATAGTCTTTCTGCTGTCAGAAGTTCTATGGATTTTAATGTAAAATCTACTGCTGGAAATATAATAACTGGAATGACTGTTCAAGGAACAAGTTCTGGTGTTAATGTGGGAATTGGTACAACTTCTCCGGCTTATAAATTAGACGTGTCAGACGCTGCTCGTTTTGACGGTGTTAGAGCAGGTAGAGACTTTTCTGTTGCTAATAGAGCTACAGTAAGACTTGATGCTAATGGAGATAATCCTGCTGATATTTTATTTGGTAAAACAGCTGCAGCAAATCAATCTAGTTGGAGTGGAGTATATTGGAGTATTAGTTCTAGATCATCGGGAACATCTGCTGGGCAAGGCAATAAATTCACTATATGGAGAGGTAGTGGCCACTCCTCGCCTTATAACTCTGAAGTTCAGTTTATAAGTATAACTCCAGATCTAAAAATGGGAATTGGTACTACAGATCCTGATGAAAAGCTTCACGTGAGTGGAAACCTTCTAGTTGATAATGGTGATAACGGATATATAAAGATTAAAAATGGAACTCAAGATGTTGCTTGGTTAGGTGATTTTGGAGGAGGTACAGATGGTCAACTTGTTATATTTAATAATTCTGGTACAATAACTTCTGTTATAAATGGTCAAGCAGATTCTTACATAAACGGAGGCGATTTTGGTGTTGGCACTACTTCTCCGGTTACTAAATTGCAAGTTGGTGGTAGTAGTACAACTGATGGAAGTATAAACATAGGTGGAATCTATGGTGTTTATAATTGGACAAGGTCATATGTTGTTAGTAGTTCTACTATAGAAAGAATATTAAATCAAGATGGAAATGCACTAGCAAATGGAGGAGCTTATAGAGTAACTGGTCATATTTCTGGAACTGGAACTGATCAATCTTCAAGAGCTGTGTTTTGGAATCAAAATGGAACTTGGCATTGTAACGTAACAGCTCAGTCGGGAAACAGCTCTAACCACATAGAGTTTTTAGTGTATGATGGTCTCCCTAGTGTTAAAACATATCACACTAATGGTTATACTGTTAGAGTTTGGCACGAGAGAATAGAGCTAGCTGAAGCAACAGGCACAGATAACACAAGACATTATTTTGGTGCAGATGCTTATATGTCTCAATTAGGCAATGACATATCAATGGCAGGCCCTTTAAACGGCACTCAAGGTAATTCAGGAAAAGTTGGAATTGGGACGACTTCTCCTAGTGCTAAGATAAATATTTCAAATTCAAGTAATCAAAATGGTGGTACAATTGAAAATTCAAGTGCTTCTTTTGACCAAACAGGACTTTTAATAAACAATACATCATCAACATCAGGTGAATTATTTAGATTACGTTCATCAGGCTCAAATAAATTTGTTGTTCAAGCGGATGGAAAGACAGGAATTGGGACTGATTCCCCCACAGAAACCCTTGACGTAAGAGGTAGTGTTAAAATAGGTAAAACTGGTACATCTCCTTATTTAACTTTTGATGAAAACCCTGATTCTACTGGTGGAAGTGAGTTTTATTTAACACACGATATTGCAAGTAACATCTTAAAGTTTACAGATGATAATAGCAACAATTTTATTGCTATGGATAGAGATACTGGTCTAGTCGGAATTGGAACTACTGCTCCATCTTTTCCTTTGGAAGTCAATGGTGGAACAGGCGATGGTGTTAAAATTAAAGCTGGTAATTCATCAAACGATGATTCTTTCTTAGTTGCAAATAATGCAGACTCAACATTATTCTTAGTAGATGGCGCAGGGGTTGTTCAGGTAAGAAATAGCTCAGTTCCTACAATACAACTATATAATACAGATACATCTTTAGGCACAGACCAAACATTAGGAGACCTTGACTGGTATCAATCAGACCCAAGCGGTGATGGTGTAGGTGTTGTTAGTAAAATAAGAAGTGTAAATGATAGCAGTTTTCAAGGACAAGCAGGATTGGCATTTCACACAGGAACATCAACAGGACTTTCAGAAAAAATGCGTATTGATAGTTCAGGTAATATTCATTTATCAGCAAATCAAGCGTACATATCTTTTAACACATCAGCATCTTCAGGTCATCCTAAAATAAAAATGGAATCTGATGGGGATTTTTCTTTTTTAAACACTGCTGGTTCTTCTTTAATGCGTATTAGAAACGGCGGCAGCGTAGGAATTGGAATAACAACTCCAGGTACAGTAAATGGAACTGCTTTTGGAGGTGTTATGCTTCACGCTAAAGGTTCTGGAAATATAGGAAGACTAGTATTAGAAGGATCTGTTCAAGGAACTCTGTTAATGAACGCTACTGGATCAGCAGCAAATCAAAGACTCAAGTTTATCCAAAGTAAACAAACCGAGCTTAGGATGGGTAAGGTTTCAGATAGTGGAACAGAAACAACTCAACTATCTATAGACGATGGTGGCGACTTACAATTATACGCTGCTGGTAAAGGTTTAATATTAGTATCTCCTAATGGATCAACTTACAAAGTTACTGTAAGTGACGATGGAGAATTACAAACAACATCAATATAAATAAATAAATAAATAAATAATGGCAACAACATACGATTGGAATTGCAGAACAGTAGACTGTTACCCTACTGACCAAAGCTACACAGATCTAGTTTATAACGTGCATTGGATAGTAACAGGAACATCAGATACTTTAGATCCTGATGGTAATGCTTACACAGCAACAAGTATTGGCACGCAGGCGTTAAGTACAGATGATATAACTAACTTCACACCTTTTGCTGACCTTACTAATTCTGACATAGTAGCTTGGACTAAAGAAGCTATGGGTACAGACCAGGTTACATCTTTAGAAGATAACATACAATCTCAAATAGATTTACAAATTACACCAACTTCAGTAACTCTTACTGTAGAACAATAAGTAAATAGTTTGTATATTTATATCCTTAAGTAAATTTATAAATTATGAGTAAAGTTTCTGAAGAACAATTAAAGCAAGCTCGTGAGTTGCGAGCAAAACAACAACAAAGCCAACTAGAGCTAGGAGGCTTATATCTCACAGAAGAAGATATTAAAAATCGTAAAGAAGAATTAGTCACTTCTATTCGCGAAACGAATACGTCTATTCAAGATCTTATGAAGGAAATTTCTAAAGAATTTGGAGATGGTGAACTAAATCTTGAAAGCGGAGAATTTGTTGTGAAGGAAGATTCTGAAGAGAATATTGGGTAGTTTTTTTTAAAAAATACATAATATTTTATTGTTTTGGTTGGATAGGGCTACCTTATGGTGGCCCTGTCTTTTGTATATTATCTTAAAAAAGGTATGTCTTTCTTCAATATATTTAAGGATAATAACGACATCTCAGAGAAGAGCGTTATTGGTTTTATGAGTTTTGCAGTAATGGTAATTTTTGCTGTTGCAGATATTGTGACAGGATGGATTGGTAAAGATTTAGTGATAAATGAGTTTGTTTATAACAGTTTTGTTTTTATCACACTTGGTAGTTTTAGCGTTTCAGGAATAGAAAAATTCGCAGGAAAGAAATGAATAAGAAATCTGCTATAGATAGATTAGACGAGCTTGGCGAAGACACTGTACTTGGGCTTAGCGTTAAAAGTTTAATCGCTGTAGCTATGACTGTGGCGGTAGCCGCCTCCGGGTATACAATGATCAAACAAGATATAGAATTGGCTAAAGAGCTACCCGAACCTCCTGTAACTGCTGAACAATTTGAGTTGCAAACAGAGATCATCGAAAATGCAATAATTGAAACGAAGGCCGATATCAGTGACATTAAGAGGCAAATGGATAGGATGGAGAGCCGCCTCTTCGAGAACTCTAGAAGATAAATTAATATGAAGTCTTCAAATAATGGTTTTATAATCAAAAACTGGCAAATCATCTTGTGGTTTGTCATTGCTGTGTTTACGGCAGGTGGAGTGTTTAGTGAGTTTACATCAGTTAAGAATGAATTAAGTATTGTACACGACAGGCTAGACAAAAAGGTAAAAGTAATTAATGAGCTAGAAGATAGACTAATAGATATAGAGAAACAACTAGAGTATGAACGAGGACTTCTTGAGGCTACCGTAGAAGGAGTTAACTTTATAAATAACAAATGAAGCTTTCTAAGAACTTTTCTCTCAATGAGATGACACGTAGCTATACAGCTACAAAGAAAGGCATTGAGAACACTCCTAATGACCCTCAGATAGAAAATTTACGTATCTTATGTGATAACGTACTTCAACCATTAAGAGATGCTTTAGGTCCTATTACTATAAGCTCTGGGTTTAGGTCTATAAAATTAAACACTGCTATTGGTGGTAGTGGCACTTCACAACATTGCGCTTTAAAAGGAGCTGCTAGTGATATTGATCTTGGATCAAGAAACGCAGAGGTTTTTAATTATATTAAAGATAACCTGGTGTGGGATCAACTAATTTGGGAATTTGGAGACACTGACGAAAACCCTTCTTGGGTACACGTTAGTTTTAATAAGGATAATAACCGTAAGCAAATTTTAAAAGCAATCAAACAAAATGGCAAAACAAAATACATCAACTTTTGATAACTGGATTAACGACTTAGAAGATGTTCCTCAACCAACTTGTAATATTGAAAACCCAGATGATTGTGAAGCTTGCGGTTCTTAGCCTATGCGTAATACTGACATCTTGTGGTGCGAATTTTCACCTAAAGCGTGCGATTGCAAAGGACCCAACGATTCTTCAAAAGCAGGTTGTAAGAGTAGATACAGTATTAACAACAAAAGAAAGAATACTAAGGGACACAATCGTAAGCAATAAGTACGACACCATAAATACCATTAAGGATAATGTTTCTTTAAGGATTATTAGAATAAATGACACTATAATTGTAGATGCGGTTTGTCCGCAAGATACAATATTCTTCACTAAAGAGATAAAGGTGGATAAAATAGTTTATTCTAAGAAGAAAGGTAAAGAAGTTATTTTACTGTGGTCTTTGCTTATTATATTATTATTGTTATATTTGAAACGTATTATAAAATCTGTTATCTGAATTAGATATAGTTTATGCATTTTAGGTTTGTTAGAAAAGGAGGCTGGGGGGCCTCCTTTTTGTTTATCCTTTAATTGACTTAGTCCATTCAACTGTACATACAGCATATCTTTTCTTATCGTCTGGATATTCTTTTAACATATTGTCAACAACCATACATCGATCAACATATTCTTTTCTGGTTTCATTTCCTTTAGGGTTTGGAATAGGCATTTTCTTTCTTTTTTTTATTATTAATAGAATTGTGGCAAACATCGTCCCAATAAAGGAAACAAAAATCGATGTCTTTATTATCACTCTCCATAGTTGACCAACTTACGATAAGTTAGTTCAGCAAGGACAGCAGAGATAATGCTGTAATATACAGGAAAATCAATAAAGTAGAAAGTAATTGTGCAAACCCAAAATGTGAAACAAAACACACAGTTAAATGGCTTGAAATTAGCATACTTACCTATTAATTCCATATAGGGTTCAAATATAAATAAACCAGCTCCCAAGAAGCCAGCTGATATAATTAATAAAATTGTTTCCATTATAGTGATTGACTTATGTTATCGTCTTTTTTTAATTTTTCTAATTTACGAACCCAGGCTCCATCTTCAAATATTTCTATATAAGATTTCTGTTTCTCTCCATATATATCTGACCAACCTAAAGATTTTATTTTATTTAGCATTGTGGATTTAGCCATAGTTATAATGAGATTTGCTCCACACTTTCCTTCTATATAATAATGCAGAAATTTTTCACATATGCGTAGTACGGCTTCATCTACCAATGATTGGTATAGCTCTTTATCGCCTCTAGTATCGAAGTAAGCCCCAGCAACATCATCACAACGATCAAGAATAAACCTACCTAATTGCTCGCTTATCCTCCCGTTTTTCTTTGACTGTAGACACTCCTTTTCTATCAGGTCTTTGTCGTATTTTATTTTCTTCTTCAGCATTATTAATTATGCGCATAAGATCCCCAGTTAGTCCAAATTTTGTCCATATATAACTAGGAGACAATTTCGTTATACGGCTTATTCCAAACATAGTAACAGTTTTTTTCTTTTTTACTATATCTTTTACAGCCAGGTAAATATCAATTTTTTGATTAGCAATAATATCATCAATAATTCTTTCTCCCATAAGGGCGTATTAATTTTTCATAATTAGGATCAAAATCTTTTATTTTGTCCATAAGCTCTTGCTCTTTACGATAAGCTTGTCGCATCTCATCGTTAGTAGAGTCTCTACCTGTGTTAGCAAAAATTGAAGCCATTTCTCGCTGAAGCTCATCTATCCTTCTTTTAACACCTCTATTAGTAAAATACAATATTTCGCTATTCATAATATCTAATTATTATTTTATATGTTTCTTTCGGGAGATCAGGGTCATAAAGTATGACCAGCTTACGATAATATTTTGGCGAATCATCAGCCACGTAGCCTTTCTCAACGAGGGAGTCAGCAACAAACTTGCAACAAAGAATGCTATTATCACAATCGAACCTGCTGTTATAGCTAACACGTAACTCAAAACGAGAAATGGTAAGCGGATCAAAAGTATCAAGAGCATCTTTAACCATCCTTTTATAGTCGTCTGCCAATCGCTTTCTAACAGTCCAATGTCTACCGGCATAGAATTTATTGAGGCTAGGAGGTTTTCCAAGCGTAAGAGTAATTTCTTTTTCATATTCCTTCATATATTTTTCTTGATTTTGATATGTTTATATATCCAACTTCTTTAATCACCTTATTTCTATTGGAGAAATGTGATGTCTTAGGCATCATCCTATCTTCCCACTCAGGCTCTGGAAGGCTAGATAGGTTAAAAGCGTATACACCATCAGGTGTGGAGTTTATGTAAAAAGCTCTTGTATTAAATCTCGCTGCACGAGAAACCAGGTAATCATATTTAGCCTTCTCTATAAGTAAATCATCATAGTGAGTCTTTCGACATTTTAGTTCTATGTCTAATTTTAACTCTTCTGAATAACAATCGTATTTTGAAAATTTATCGTCAGAATCTGTAAGGTCAGGAATGTACCTAACTTTTAAAAATTCAAACAAATCCTTTTCTTTACTGATCACTATTCCTTTTTTTACTTATATGAAGAAGCTCTTGTTGTAAATGTATTATTGCTTTTTCTATATCGTCTTCTTTGGGGTTGTTCATCTTACGCCCAGCTCGAAGTAGATATGCTATAGCTACGCCAATGTTGTAAGAGTCTTCCTGAAAGTCCAGGACTACATCCATAGCGTGAATCTTTTTATAACGACCAATATAATATTTAGGAGCTGCCATTTGCAAATTCTTTATAATTTATAATAAAACATTTATCGTTTGGTAGTGTATACACATCTTCATTAATATATTTTTCTTTATATATTTGTGAACTATGTGATATAATAAAAGACTTTGTTGACGTGCATACAATTGCATACCAAAAACTATCGCTACGAGTTTCTTCGTCTAAAGATTTAAATGATACAGTTTCTTCCTGGTAATCTTCTCGGCTATTCCATACTAAGTCTTTATTTTCATCGACTAGGAAAAACTCTACAAAACCATTACGTTCAGCTGCGATATCTAGAGAAAAATCTTCTGGGTGTTCTTGAATTGCATATCCGCGAGATTTTAAAGCTTCGCGCAGTACAGATATACCAAAATCTTTTTCCACGTTATAAATATACGTTAAACAACCTCAACATCAAATTTTTCAATTGTTAGTCGTTTACCCTTCTGAATTACTAATCTTCCGTTAGAGACGTTAAAAAATATGTAATTGACATCGCTCCCAGTGTAGTCGTTGATGTCCACTTTATATTCTTCGTCATTGACTCGTACTCTTTCGTGAGATAAGACTTTTGTTTCTTTGATTTTTTCATAATTATTTTCAAGGTACATACAAAGGGCGTAAAGCCAATTCTTTCGCCATTCATCCACTGTTCTTTTCAGCGATCTTGTTTTATTCATATAATATTGTTAATATCATCTTCATTAAGTATTGGTTTCCGATCTATCCAGGATCGATACATACGTGCTGCAACTGCTAAACGCTGAGGGTAGAATGGATAGTCTTTACGTAAACGAGCAAGGGCTATCCTAATAAATTGGTCTCTCATTAGAATTCAAGGTTTTTTTGTTTTACTGGATTTGCTTCCTTATGACGAGCGTGAGAGTAAACTTTATCACCTCCATCGTCAACATAGTATCTGTTGGTAATCTTATCATAGTACATATATAATGATCCTACATTTCCAACAGCTTTAGGCTTTGCCTTAACTACACTAATCTTAACCTGATTAGGTTCATAAGGTATACCTTTCTCATCTTCTAAACCATATGGACATCTCCATACGTTTACTATCATCATACCTTTTCGTGACCACTGCATACCTCCTGCAATATCGTTCATTGTCGGTACATCGACATAAGGTACTCCACTCTTATACTTAGCTTGCTGATGCTTTGTATGTACAGTTACAATTGTATGGTAGTCTTTATCACTAGAGTGCTTACGCACTCGTGTCAATATATTTCCAATTGCTATATCATCACGAACACCGGTATTCACGTCTGTCTTAATTTCTGTAAATGGGTCCACCAGGCATCCATCAATTTTTATTCCTCTTGATTCAATCTCTTCTACAGAAGTATAGAAACCTTCAATGGTTAAATCTTTAAGACCTGAGTCGATAACATAAAAGTGTTCCTTTAAAAAATTCATAGCTTTCTCAGCTTCTAAATCTGTAGCGTTAATTTTATCATTAATAAGAAATGGTTTACGAAGATAGCACCAAGCTAACTCTGCATACACTTCTGCTGGGCTTCCAGTTTCGGGAGTGTACACTGCCCACTTCCAACCTTCAAACTCTGCAAGGTTCATCATTATTTCAAAAGCAAATTGAGATTTGCCTTGATGCGCTCCAGCATAAATATAGGTTGTCGAACCTCTTTTTACTGAAAACTTATCGAATAGAGAATCAAAGCCGACCCATTCGCCTTTTCTTACTCCTGTTGTACGCATATTGCGCAGTTGACTTTCTAACCTGTCAAGGGTGTATATAAAATCCTTCATTTTAATTTGGGGGTTATTTGTTTACTTTTCCTACAATCTTACTATCATATATTTTGGTTACCTGGAAATTAAAAAACTTTCTTCCAACTAGACCGTATCTTTTAATGGCCATAGAATAATTAACATTATCAAGATTAAGTTCTTCAATGGTATTGTATTGGGAAATCGCATATCCCTTTCGATAATGATTCACCTTTGCATTACCTTGTTTAAAAGACCAGGTATATTCTACTTTATGATGATATATATTAGGCTCTTCCATAATTAAAAGTGGGGTTTCGTGTATAAACACTACTCCCCCTCTTTAATTAAAATAAGTCGTCATTGACTGTATTGGTTGCCTGAGCTTTGGGTTCAAACTTTGGTGCTATTTCACCATAGTATCCGCCATCTTTGGTTTTTTTCAAATCAAACATAACCCAACCTTTTTCATTTCTTTCATCGGTTAGTAGCTTGAAATCATTAGGACCTAAAGATACTTTTATTATTTCTCCGTACTTAGTTTCTTTTGTGTCAATACGGGCTATATACTTGCGTTTTTCCATTTTAATCTGTTGTTAACATTTCATAAATATGGTTCAGCCTTTCTTCTAAGAGTAAAACTGATACCTTTAACTGTTTGACCTCTGATTTGAGATCATCTTCTGCACGTCCTAGGTTTACAGTTAACGTGTTTTTAACACGATTGTAAAGCCTGGAGTAATTAATGTCTGCCATCCTATTACCGTGTGAATGATAATAAGTATGCGATATCTTGACATTTACGTCAAGAGTATCAGATATCGATTGATAGGTGTAACCGTAATCACGTAATATTACACATATAACACTACGTAAGTTAGTTACCTCTTTCTTCTTTGATCCTCCTAAAAGTTCATCAATATGAACCATAGAGTATTCACACGCTACTTCTATTACTGAACGTGTAAACTCTTCAAAGGAGTTTAATCTCTGCTGCGCTGTAAGGGTTGAATTCATTTTCAATAAATAATTGTTTATACTTATCTATAGCTTGTTGTGCTTTTTTAGCACCACGCGCTATAAACTCTGGTGAACATTCGTATATCCCTATATCATAAGGAAACGATTTAGTTATTACAACAAAGTAAAACTTTGTCACTCCAAAAAGCTGACAATAAATTGCAGCTTGTTGATCGTATCCCATATATGGAGCAGATCGGCTAAAGTCAGACAGCTCAGAACCTGTAGTTTTGACATCCACCAAGAAACCTGGAGAGAAGTCAATATCAACAACTAGGTCAGCCTTACCTTTGATCTTAATTCCATCCCATTCGCCTGTAGCTGGGACTTCAGCCTTTCCACCATTATACATAAGCTCACAAGCTTCGGGACACTTTCTTAATGTTTCATTCATACGATAAAGCATATCTGCATCTTTCTTTGATAAAATTATCTTATCAGAGTTTTGTTCGCAGAATGACATATAATCCTTCCCCCTGCGTGTGCCTTCATATCCGATGAATATTTCCTTATCTTCTAATGAAATGGCGTGAAACGCCTTTCCAACCTCTAGGGCATTGGAGGTATAATTTTCTCCCTTTTTATTTAGCCACATATAAAATAAGGTAGGTGACTTATGGAGCATCTTTAACGAAGAGTTAGTTAGAAACTCCCTGTCAGCGTAATATTCATCATCAGACTCAAACATTACAGACCGATTTCAGTTAGTTGTTCTTTAGTAAACTCATACTTTTTTAAAGCATCTCTAACCTTATCCTCTTTACCTTCAGTCATAGCTGACTTCATTTTCTCAACTGTTTCTTTTGTTAAAGGTTGTTTGGGTGTTGTTAAATCCACAGCTTGAACATTAACCTTGTTAGAAGCTTTATTTCCATCAT